AAAGAGAAACGACTATTCAAAGGATTCGAGGAATACAACGACATCACAAGAATGGTATTTGACCTTGAGACCACATCTTTAGAACCTAAAGATGGGAGAATCTTCATGATCGGAATCAAAACAAACAGAGGGTTTAGAAAAGTTATTGAGTGCACTAACGAAGATGAAGAAAGACGTGGTATTACTGAGTTCTTTAGAATAATAGAAGAACAAAAACCTTCAATTCTTTCAGGATACAACTCATTCAACTTTGACTGGTATTGGATTTATGAAAGATGTAAAATCTTGAATCTTGATATTAAAAGAGTTGCAAAATCTCTAAACCCTGAGAAATCTATTTCACAAAAAGAGTCCATGTTGAAACTTGCAAACGAGGTTGAGAAATTCACTCAAACTCAAATGTGGGGTTATAACATTATTGATATTCTACATTCTGTTAGAAGAGCCCAAGCAATCAACTCAAACATCAAAGAAGCTGGTTTGAAGTATATCACCAAATATATTGAAGCTGAAGCTCCTGATCGTGTTTATGTTGACCATGATAAGATTGGATCGATGTATCGTGAAAAAGAAGAGTATTGGTTGAATATCGAAAATGGTAAATATAAGAAAGTAGGTGTAGACCCAAAGATTGATGAGGTTTGTGGTAGACACTCAAATGTTTACATTAAAACAACGGGGGACGACATTATTGAGCGTTATCTTGACGATGACCTTGAAGAAACTCTATTGGTTGATGAAGAATTCAATCAGGGATCATTTTTGTTGGCATCACTTCTTCCAACAACATATGAAAGAGTTTCAACGATGGGAACGGCAACATTATGGAAAATGTTGATGTTAGCTTGGTCATATAAACATGGACTTGCAATTCCCGCTAAGAACGACAAAGGGAATTTCGTAGGAGGACTTTCTCGTCTTATTCGAACAGGTTACTCGAAGAACGTATTAAAACTTGACTATTCGTCTCTATATCCATCTATTCAGTTGGTTCACGATGTATTCCCCGAGTGTGATGTTACAGGTGCGATGAAAGGTTTATTATCATACTTCCGTAACACTCGTATCAAATACAAACAACTTGCTGAGGAATATGCGTCAATAGACAAAAAGAAATCAACTTCTTATGACCGTAAACAATTACCAATTAAGATCTTCATCAACTCGATGTTCGGTGCCTTGTCAGCCCCACAAGTATTTCATTGGGGTGATATGGATAAAGGGGAAATGATTACTTGCACAGGTCGTCAATATCTTCGTATGATGATTCACTTCTTTATGGATCGTGGTTATACACCCCTTGTAATGGACACGGACGGTATTAACTTCTCGGTTCCTGAAGGTGTGGAAGAAAGACGATATGTTGGTAAAGGTCTAAACTGGAAAGTAAAAGAAGGTAAAGAGTATGTTGGTGAGGAAGCAGATGTAATGGAGTTTAATGATCTTGCGATGAGAGGTGAGATGGCACTTGATACTGATGGACAATGGCCAGCTTGTATAAACTTGGCTCGAAAAAACTACGCACTTATTACCGCCAAAGGTAAAATCAAACTTACAGGAAACTCAATTAAGTCTAAGAAAATGCCAATCTATATTGAGAAGTTCTTAGATACGGGAATCAAACTTTTACTTGACGGTAAAGGACAAGAGTTTGTTGAGTGGTATTATGAATACATACAACAGATATTTGATTTACAAATTCCTTTAATGGACATTGCAAACAAAGCTAAAGTAAAACAAAGTATTGACGACTATGTTATTCGTAGTAAACAAACTACAGAGGCTGGAAGTCTAATGTCTCGTCAAGCACATATGGAACTTGCAATTAAAGAAGGTCTTAATGTAAATCTTGGTGATGTAATCTTCTATGTAAATAACGGAACTAAGGCTTCACACGGCGATGTTCAAAAAGTTAATAAACCAAAGAAGGGTTGGTCACAAGAACATATTGACACTTACGGTGGACCTATTCCTGAAAACTTAGAGTCAATAATACAACTTAATTGTTATCGTATTGACCCGTTAGATCTTGAAAGTAACCCAACTATGAAAGGTCAATACAATATCCAACGAGCAATTGCAACATTTAATAAGCGAGTTGAACCATTACTTGTTGTATTCAAACAAGAAGTGAGAAACGGATTGTTAGTAAAAAACCCGGAAGATAGACCTTTTTTCACAAAAGAACAATGTGAATTAATTAATGGTCAACCGTTCGAGGAAGAAGATCAAGATAAACTTGAGGATGTAATGGAAATTTCTGAAGAAGAAATGTCTTTTTGGAATAGAGTCAACATTAGTCCATATCACATGTATAAAAATGCGGATGAATATATGTTCAGATATCTACCAAAAGATGATTTATTCTCCTTTGAGTCCGTCACTTGATAAGATATACCAAATACCATTAACGTTTTGAAACTCAACACATGATCCTTTTCCAAGTTCCAATTCGTCCCATTCATCATCAATCCTTCCCATGTCAGGAGTTATTTTACAATTGGTCAAAGCTTTTATTGTGATTTTCTCTGTGGTTGTAGAGTCAAGTTTAATTTTCGCACTTTCAGTATCTCTGACTATAATTAAGTTTTCACCTAAAGTAGAATAGAATGATTCGCTTAATATGACATTTTCGAAAGTGTCTAAGTTTAAAGACCTTGACCCACGAAATATGGTTTTTCTTGTTGGGTTGTTTTTTATAATCGGCATAGTAATTATATTACATAAATTTGTCGAGGCATTGCTCTAAACTTAAGTTGTTTGTTAAGATTTTCGGCCAATAATGCTTCTCTTTCCATTATTTTTTCTGGTCTTAATCGTGTTAGACGACCATCAGCACCTATAAGTTCTTCAATAAGTTTTGTTTTTTCGTCTTTACCTTCTGTTGCCAAACTTTGCCATTCCATAGTTAAATCACCATCAGGAGTTTTTAGACTTCCACTAAATTTACCTCTAACTTTAGAAAGTGTTTCTTTACAGTATGCGACAAACCATCTTCTTACCCAAACTTGTGCTGGATTATTTAATTTATACCAACTTAATTTGTTGTATGGAACATCAGAAGGTAACAAAATAATATCAGGGTTATCGGCTAAACACTTGTCTCTATCACCTTGTGTGGTATCATAATACCAATACCAAACTTTACCTTGCATTAACTCAGAATTACCAAAGTCAAATTTACCACCAGGTGTGTTCAACAAGTGTAATGCTTTTTTTCCGCCAGGTAATGCTGTTATATAATAAGTTAAATCTCCGGCAATAATTCTTTTTTGAATGTTTATTTCTTGCATTCTAAGTAACATATCAAATGCCGGCATCAAAAAGTAACTACCCGACATATTTCCTATTTGAGCATATCCTGCGGGTCCTGATATACCACCACCTGCAATTCCACCAAACGCCCATGGGTCAAATAATAGATTATTCAGTGTTGGCGGTGTAAACCACAAAACTTCATTTACTTCTCTTCCTGCAGGAATTTCGTAAATCTGTTGGTTAGGAACTAATTGGACATAATCTTTTTTTATTTCCCAATCACCACCTGCTTGTAGTCCGACAATTTTTGAATATGCGTATGTGTATCTTGTTTCGAAATCCAAACTTTTAGTAATAAAAGCCCTTGATAAAGATTGAGTGTCTAAATTTAGATTATATAAAGATGTCCATTGTGATTCTGTAAGCCAATCTTGAACATATTGTGAATAATCGTCTATTGAGTATTCTAACAATGTGTCCATCATTTCGTCCTCTAATTCTACGGATCTAAGTGGAGCACCTAAAAGGTGTCTGACTTTTTGATAAAATTCACTTCTTTCTGGTTCGTTGATTATTGCCATGAGATATTTTATTTATAAATATCTTAAAAAACTATTATGTAGTCGGGCAAGTAATAAGTTTTTTTTCTCCTTGGGGAATGTCTAAAACAACAGATTCTAAAATGTCTTTATCAACAAATTTATATGCCTCAACTTTATTGTATTCCGGTTTGATCCTGAAACGTATTGATAGTCTTTTTTCATCACACCCCCTTTGACCTTTGTTCGACCAATAAAGTTCAATATACTCTATTGGTATAATTATATCGTTCGAATAAACCATACCTGAAATTTTATTTCTAACACTATCAAGATAGTTTTTTGCATTTTGATTTGTTTGTAACCAAATAAATATTTTATCAATCAATTCATTATATATATCGATCACTAATGGTTTGTCATTTTTTAAATTACTTTGTTTAAAAATTGAGAAAAATTCCGATAAATAACTATCTATTGCGTAATCCATGTTTTTTGCCTCAAGAAATGATCCTTTAGGGAACATAACGTCACCATTTTCTTTTTTTAAATCCATAGCAACTTCCATATCAGATTTTAAATTCTTAGTTGTATTTTTAAATGAATCTGTCAAACATTTTGTAATTCTAAAAAAATTAAAATTCAAAGTTTCTTTTTTATCTCTAATTTTGTGAAGTGTCTGTATAATTTTGTCTTTAGCGTCATCACCACAATTATAGTTAAGTTCCAATTTTGTTGCTTTTTTAGTAAAGTAAGGTGTGTCTGTAAATCTTAATTCGTGTTTTTCATGTTCTTTAAATTTTATATAATCTAACATCGCTTCTAAATCTTTAGGAATAACATTCTTATTCTTAAATTGTCTAAGCACTTTTTTGGTATATTCGTTATCAAATCTTTCGTCTTCAATGAAATCCGCAACCAATTTTAAAAAGTTTGCAATTTGATTAACATCAGGAAGGCTCAATTTAATTATTGTAGGAAAAACACCAACAGATATTCTAGAAAAAAATTTTCTCATTTTAGTTAAACTTTCGTTTATACTATCCTCAATCATTTTGTTGTTGAGTGACCCAATAACTTTTTCTAATTCACAAAAAGGTGAATCTGTTTTACCCCTTGATTTTACCGACCTACACAATTTGGAAACCATAGTTTCGTTTTTATTAGTATTTTCGTTCAAAGATTTTTTTTCAGATGTTTCTAATTTACTCAAGTATAAATCATTCACAAATTCCCAATTAACAACATCCCAAAAATTGTTTATATATTCATCACGTTTATTCTGATACTTTAAATAATAAGCGTGTTCCCAAACATCCAGACCTAGTATAGGAAACCCCCCTTTTTTAACAACATTCATTAAAGGGTTATCTTGGTTAGGGGTGGACATTATTTTTAACTTACCATCTTTAGAAAGATATAACCAAGCCCATCCTGAACCGAAACGATCCTTGGCGGCTTGATTGAACTCATCTTTCATTTTTTTAATGTTACCAAAATCTTTTTTTATTTGATCGTATATTTCACCTTTTGGGATTTGTTTTTTAGGTGATAACATTTTCCAAAACAACGCATGATTAAAGGCACCTCCGGCATTATTTCTAACGGTATTATCAAATTTACTTATAGATTTGATAATCTCCTCTAACTCCATATCACCACTTTCGTTCTTAAGTGCCTTATTTAATTTATCAACATAACCCTTATAGTGTTTGTTATAATGAACATCCATCGTTTTAGAGTCAATAAATTTTTGAAGTGAAGAGTATGAGTATGGTAATTTATCAATTCCAATTTTTTTCATCTCAGCAATCAAACTTTCTTTGATTAAAGATTTTTCGTTTCGTTGTATGTTTTCTCTAATTAGAGTTAGTTTATTTTCTAAACTTTTATATTCATACATTCTCGGTTCAAAATCAGGATTTTCTTTTTCAAAAATTTTAATAAGTCTTCCTGCAAAAGCATTCGCCTCATCTTCATTTTTACCACCAATGTCCGGACCTTTTTCTCTTTTTAAAACATCCATTTGATGTTCGTGAACCCATTCGTGAGCTAAGGTTCTCATGATGTCTCGATTCATTCGATCACCAACTAAGACTTTAATAACATTATCCGATCTTCTACTACCTGTTGACATTTCACCTTTTTTTTGATTTAAAAAAATTATTCTTAAATCATTTTTTAAGGGAAATTCTCGTTGCAAAAGTTTTATGAACTTATTAACAAAGTCAGAATGTTTTTTAAAATCTTTATTTTCGTAACTGAATGATACTTTCATTTGTATGAACTTTTATTTGTATAGTTCTTGTAGTAATTGATCTATGGTTGTGAAACTATTGCCGTTTACTGTCATAGTGGTGTCAATAAGTAATATACCTTTATTGGTTGGGACGTGAGACTGAGTTTCATTTATAATTTCAAAATTACCTTCAAATATGTAGTCAATGTTTGATAGTTTAAACCCATTTTGGATTTTGGTTAAATTATTCATATATCTGAACGATTACTCTTTTATGACCTTGATTGTCTGGTGTTGTTGATGAGTTTTGGACCGCAAACAATAAGTAATAATCAATCGCCGGATTAAATGGAACTAAAGTTATAGTTCCTGAAGTTAAATCTGTGCTTATACCGTTTGACGGGTTATATACGTATAAATTTGTTCCGTCAAAAAAGAAATTTCTTTCAAACCTTTGGATATAGACTGTCGAGTTCATTGCTCCCGCGGTTCCCAACAATGTTGCTCCTGTTAAACTATTAGAAGTGTTTATGTAAATTCTTGCGGTAGATGTTGTTGATCCTGCCGTCTTAGTTAATAAATTACGAATATAAATTGAATTGTTTGTGTTGATTGTTCCTGCCGGTATTAAAACAAACGCACTAATCTGATTTGTAGTTCCTATTAAATTAGAACCAACTTTAGTAGATAATGTTATTGGGTTGGCAACTCCAGTTATGGATATGTTTCCACTTCCAAGTAAAGAAGTTCCGTTTATTGTTTTAATATTTGTCCCACTAACTAAAGTATTTTGTTTACTTAAAAGTGAAGTTTCTAGTGATGCGTCAACAGCATCATTTATTGAATCTTCCGTAGAAATTTTTGTTTCTAATGATTCGTCTATTGAATCCAACGAATTAAGTTCTTCACTTAACCCACTAATCTGATCTTGATCTAATTTTGTTGGCATAATTTATCTATTTCTAAATAAATATCACCTTTTGTTGATTAGGTTTAGTATTTCCTCAGCAACATCACCAACATTTTCAGGTATTTGATCACCCATCACGGTTCTGATAATTTCTTTTTTCTTGTTTAAAATATCATAAATCACACCCTCAATTGTATTTTCATATAAAGGATAATATACCAATACATTTGATTTTTGACCATAACGATAGGCCCTATCTTCAGCTTGTGCGTGTTCTGCGGGAACAAATGATAAATCATTCATAATAACAACCTCAGCAGATGTTAAAGTTAAACCAACACCAGCGGCCTTTAAATTACCAACAAAAACTTTTATTTTATCGTCATTTTGAAATGAGTCGACGGCTTGTTGACGAACTGAGTTTGAACAACTACCATCTAAATAAACCGCTTGTTTTTTAAAATGTTGATAGATTGTTTGAAGTGAGTCTGTAAAGTTGGTAAAAATAATAACTTTCTTTCCTTGTTCTAATATGTTTTCCGCAAATTCAATTGTTTGTTTTGTTTTTTCATTTGCAATTACTTTTCGAACTTTCATTAATTTTGAGAACTGAACGGTAAGTGATGAAGATTCGTCAGGATTTCTATCATACCAATCATAGTATTCACCCATTAGATTTTCATATTCTTTTGATTGTAATCTTAAATAAACAGGTGTAATAATTTTATCAGGTAAATCTAAAACCTCTTCTTTTAATCTTCTAAGAATTTGTTTTGAGGTCCGATCTCTTAACTCTTCTAAGTTAGATGCTCCTGTAACATTCCACACTTTTCTATTTCCCGCCTTAAACTGATACCCTTGACAGTATCGAATGGCATAAGCCATCCAATTCTGCGCGACAGGGCTTTCGATGATACTCAAAAGATTGTAATAATTCATAGGTCGTGAAGTCATCGGTGTTCCCGTTAACAACCATACTCTATTAATCTTTTTAACAAAACTATTTATGATTTTTGTTCTTTGAGCTTGAGCATTTGAAATCATATGAGCTTCATCCAAAATAACTAAATCAAAATTGCATTGTTCTAATAAGGTTGGTTCCTTACTTTTTGGATCGTGAAAGTTCTTTAATATGTCGTAATTGATAATCACAAAATCATGTTCGGTAGAAAACTTTTTTCCTTCACAAATAAAAACAGAACGATCTGAATAATTTTCAATTTCTCTTTGCCAATTTATTTTTAATGAAGCGGGACAAACAATTAATATTTTTTTGGATCCTGTTTCTAATGATGCAATAATTGTTGAGGTTGTTTTTCCAAGGCCCATGTCATCGGCCAGAATAAATCTTTTTGAACCTGCCAATTTTTCAATTGCAATTTTTTGATGATTTAATGGTGGTCGGTGAGAATACTTTGAATAATCAATTTCAACACTTTGGACATTATGTGTTTTGATAAGTGCTGATTTGGGAACCCAAAATTCGGACAATTGGTCTTTTTCAAAAAACTTTCCCCAAATATGATATGATTTTTCTTTTTCTACCAATAACTTTTCTATATAAATCTGTGAAGGAGTCTCTAACAAATATTTTTCTTCAGCAAACTTTTTAGAAAAGTATGTATCCAAATCAACCCACTTTCTTGCAACCTTTGGTGTTGTTTCAAAGTAATTCACAATATAATCCGCTTGAGCTCGGGTGGGGTAAAACTTTTTGGATGTTTCTTTTTTTTGTTTTAAAAAAAGTATGTAGTTATTTGCACCACTATAAGAATCAAGCAGTTCAAGAGCTTTGTGTTCAACTAAAGACGATATATTATCCAATTCAAGTCTTTTACTAAAAATAACAATAAAATAAATATTTATCAATAAAACAACCAAATGAAAAGTAATGTTCCTATAACAAGGTTAGGTAAATTTTTTGGAGATCGTGATTTTGAATTGGAAATCGGTATGGGTCAAGAGTGGTTGATCGGAGACATGAACTATACTTGTGTTTTATACAAAATAGATAGAAACAAAATTAAAACCGATGATGTCTATGGTGAGGTTGTGAGTGACGGAATAAAATTTTTACCTCCTGTTGAGTTTAATGCTCAAGTTACAATTGCGGCACCCGAAAACAAATTTATTGGGACATCAACAAAAATGGATCAGGTCGAGCCAGGAAACATCACAATATCGGTTTATTTAAAAACTTTACAAGATTTACAAATCGATATCGACTTTGGTGACTATATTGGATATTACGATAGTGAAAACTTTGTTCGTTATTATACGGTTGTAAATGATGGTCGTGTTGTATCAGACACAAAACACACATATAAAGGTTTCAAACCATTTTTTAAGACCATAATCGCGGCTCCTGTTGGACCAAATGAATTTAGAGGATTATAATGAAAATAATAATTAAAGAATCTCAAATACAGTTGTTGAGACGACTACAAGATATTGAGAAGTATGTAAATTATGCAATTAAAACCGCAAAAGATTTATATAAAAAACCAAAAAATTTTGGTATTTATGAATCAAAAATTATCGGATTGGTTAGACAGTTGTTAGAACAAAACCACCCAAAAGTAGAATATAATTGGCACGAAATTACAATTTTAATTTCAGGTCATTTTAACGATAAATTACAACAAGGTTATAAAAATTTCAACAAGTAAAATGGCATTACCAAAAAAAGGACCTGTTAAACCTACTTTACCTTTGACTTACCCGAAAACTCTTTTACCAAGACGGGAACAAATCAAAGATATGATTACAAAAGATGGAACGTATCTTCCTAAGTCGTTACTTCATGCTGATTTGGATCGTGGGTTTTTAGATTTTGTGAAAGAAAAATTCAAAATAGTTTCAGAAGGTGTTAATATTCCTGTTGTTGATATTTTGGTTACAACACAAAATTGGTCTCAGTTTGTTGAAACTTGGGATTTTCAAAACATAGACAAAAATTTAGAACCCCCTTTTATTACTGTTATTAGAAGTCCTGAAGTAAAATACGGTAATAATCCTGCTGTTATGTATAATATACCAAACAGAAGAATGTATTATTATATGGAAGTTCCAACATGGAATGGAAATGTAGTGGGCGCTGATATCTATAAAATACCACAACCAGTCCCAATAGATTTAAAGTATTCTGTGGCAATTGTTTGTAATAGAATGAGAGAGGTTAATACATTAAATCAAAGAGTAATGGAAACTTTTGCTTCTCGACAAGCATATCAAACAATCAACGGACATTATATTCCAATTATTAATGATGGATTCACAGACGAATCTTCAATGGACTTAGAGAAAAGAAAATATTATATTCAAAAATATGATTTTACAATGATGGGATTTTTGATTGATGAAAATGAATTCGAAGTAAGTCCTGCTATTTCACGAACTTTAACCGTAATAGAAGTAGATCAAAGAAACATTAAACGACCACAGAAAAAAAGAGAACCAGTTGAGTTAGAACAAATTGTTTTAGAATATCTTAGTGGATCCACATCTGAAGAATATAATTTTGAATACACTTGTAATTTGTATTTTACCCAATCAACTAATATTGATTCTTATTCTGTTTATATTAATGATGAATATTATGGGGACGATGTTGATTTAATTCAAATTAATACAAATGATATTTTAAGAATTGATATTATTGTGGGAATGGGATTGGAAATTCCTAAATTGATTTTTTCTCAAAAGTTAGTTTAGTCCTCTCCGTATATGTCTTTTTTTTCTTTACACTTCTCCAATATTAAAGACTCTAAAAATCTATACATTTTAATTCCTCTTTTGTCGCAATATTTTTTTAGGACTTCATGAACTTTGGAGTCTATTTTTAAATTTTTTATCTTCTTGTTGTCGTCCATAGGGTTGGTAGAAAAAAGGCAGAATAAAATCATACCATAATATAAATAGTTTTGTAGATGTAAAGTTTTTGGTGTTTTATCAAGTATTTATAGAAAAATAAATAATTTAAAAATAATACTTAACATGGCAACTAACAGTAAAGTTTTTGTTTCTCCAGGTGTTTACACCTCTGAGGTTGACTTAAGTTTTGTCGCTCAAAGTGTCGGTGTAACAACACTGGGCATCGTGGGAGAAACATTGATAGGTCCGGCATTTGAGCCGATCTTTATTAGAAATTTTGATGAATTTCAAACAGTATTTGGGGGAACGTCTCCTGAGAAATTTATCAACACAACAATACCTAAATATGAGGCCGCTTATATCGCTCAAGCATATTTACAACAATCAAACCAATTGTTTGTAACAAGAATCTTAGGTTTATCTGGTTATGATGCGGGACCTTCTTGGTCTGTAACAACAGTAGCGAATGTGGATCCATCAACAGTAGGTTTATGGTGTTTAAGTTCAGTCACAAGCACCGCAACTTGTGAAACAACTTGTGTTGATTATTATGATGAGGTATATTCAATCCCTTTCACCGGATGTAATAATGATATATCAACAATTTCATATCTTTCATCTTTCCCGAGTGAAATTCAGGATATTTTATACCAACAATATGAACAATTCAACGGAGGAACATCAACATTAGATGATAATATACGAAGTCTTATATTTGATGTAATCACCAGTTCTAACCCATTTGTTGCTGAAGATGAATTTATTTCTTACTTCGGTTCAATTCCAACAAATGATTATGACGTATTAACAAATGCAGGTTGGACAGCATCTACAAATGTATTTGGTGTTCCATCGGTTTCTTTAGATGATACTAATTTATTATCTCCTTTAAATGACGCTTGGTATTACGCATTATTCAACACAACAGGAAATACTAATTATAGTGGGTATTCTTTCTTTACATATGTTTCAGGTTTGACTTTATCCCCTATCACAACAACAACAACGATAGTTCCATCTACAACGACTACAACTACCAATCCTTGTGTGACTCCTGTTCCAACAACAAGCACAACTACAACAACAACTTTACCTGTAAATTGTTACTCAGGTAATTTATTGTTAAAAGTTTATTATTATACAGGAACTTCTTATAGCGATTATGATAATGTTGTTGTAGGAACGCTAAGATCAAGAGGTGTTGCGACTTATGTGAATTCTACTAACCCAGCGTATTCTGTAACAGGAATTACTGATGTTACACTGAATATGACAGGACAATACTCAGGGGTTCTTAAAAATCCATATTCAACTTTTGGTGTTAATGTTGTTGATAAGTTCGGAACATCATATTTCTTTGAAACTTCTTTCACACAAAATGATCCTGAATATTGGTCAAAAGTGTTTGGTGTTACTAACTTCCAAAAACCAAGAATTGAGGTTCCAGTATTTGCTGAAGAAAATTTCCAATCATGGTTAAACTTCGCATGGAGAAAAGGTTACATTAAAGGTTTGAACCCCAATTTAATTTCATTAGATTCTGCACAAAGTGGAGATCCTGACTCAATTGGTTGGTATTTAGATAAATGGCAAACACCAAATTCACCATTTGTTGTTTCAGAATTGAGAGGTAATAAGGTATATGACTTATTTAGATTCTACACAATTTCTGATGGTGATGGGGCAAATACTTTAATAAAAATATCTATTGTTAATCAAACATATAGTAATCTTACGTTTGACGTATTGATTCGTGACTATTTTGATACAGATGCCAATCCTGTAGTATTGGAGAAATTTACAAACTGCACCATGGATCCAGGTCAAAACAACTTTATCGCCAACAAAATAGGAACATTGGACGGTGAATATATGTTGAATTCTAAATACGTAATGGTTGAGATGTCAGAAGATGCACCGATAGATGCTTTACCATGTGGATTTAACGGATTTAATTTTAGAAATTACGCAGGAGCTCAATCACCTTTCCCAATTATTAAGGGTAAATATGACTTCCCAGGTGAGGTTATTTACAATCCTCCATTTGGTTTATCATCAGGTAATGACAATGCTCTTGTTAGTCCAGGAGATAATGTTAGAAGAACTTACTTAGGTATTTCGAACTCTTATGGATGGGATCCGGCTTACTTTGAATATGTTGGTAAGAGAAACCCAATTAATTCTTGTGATATTGAAGGTTTACCATTCAATTACAGATCGGCAGGTTTCCACATGGATGTAAATGCAAGTGGTTTAACAATCGGACCTGAGTTCTCAACAAGTGGAGATCCAAGATTTATTTGTGGTAACTCTCCGTTCATTACTGAACCTGAATTACCAACAAATGCATATTATAGATTGTTCGCACGTAAATTCACTTTATTAGTTCAAGGTGGTTTTGATGGTTGGGACATTTATAGAGAATGGAGAACCAACGAAGATAGATTCCAAATTGGTAGATCAGGTTATTTGAATGGTGCATGTCCATCTACAAGATACCCGAACGCAACAGGTTGGGGAGCATTTAAAGAAATTTCTTTAGGTGATGGAACACAAAACTTTGCAAATACTGACTACTACGCATATCTTTTAGGACAACAAACTTTCGCAAACCCTGAAGCAACAAACATCAACGTGTTTGTAACTCCAGGTATCGATTATGTAAATAATAGTAATCTTGTGGAAGATGCGGTTCAAATGATCGAGTTCAACAGAGCGGATTCACTATATGTTTGCACCACACCTGATGTTGATTTATTCTCACCGGCTAACTCAGGAACTGATATATTTATCTACCCAACTGAGGCTGTTGATAATTTGGATAATACAGGAATTGACTCTAACTATACCGCAACTTACTATCCGTGGGTTTTGACAAGAGATAGTGTGAATAACACTCAAATTTATATCCCACCGACAGCTCAGGTAACAAGAAACTTAGCGTTGACAGATAACATCGCATTCCCATGGTTCGCTGCGGCGGGTTACACTCGTGGTATTGTAAATTGTATCAAAGCTCGTAAGAAATTGACTCAAGAAGATAGAGACATTCTTTATGTTGGTAGAATTAACCCAATTGCAACTTTCTCAGATGTGGGAACCGTAATTTGGGGTAATAAAACTTTACAAGTAAGAGAATCGGCTCTTGATAGAATTAACGTTAGAAGATTGTTATTACAAGCTCGTAAATTAATTTCGGCAGTATCGGTAAGATTATTGTTTGAACAAAACGATGCACAAGTTAGACAAGACTTCTTAAATGCGGTCAATCCTATCTTAGATGCTATTAGACGAGATCGAGGTTTATATGACTTTAGAGTGACGGTTTCATCTGATCCTGAAGATATTGATAGAAATCAATTGACAGGTAAGATTTACATAAAACCTACAAGAGCTCTTGAATTTATAGACATCACGTTCTATATCACACCAACGGGAGCGTCATTTGAAAATATATAAGTTGGTTTAAATAAAAAAATAGGGGGGGGCGATGTTCTCCCCTTTTTTAATATTAATAATATTTATTGTTATGAGTTATTCTAGTAAAGTAAAAAAAATTATATCAGAAATCATTCAAGACCAATTAAAACCAACTATGAAATATTATGCATTTGATTGGGATGATAATCTAATGTATATGCCAACTAAAATATATTTAAAAAGTGACAAGGGAAAGGTTGTTGGTATGTCCACCGAAGATTTTGCGGAGTATCGATCTGAAATAGGAAAAAAACCTTTTAAATATGAGGGGAACATAATTGTGGATTTTGACGATGATGCTTTTAGAGATTTCCGTGTTTCGGGTGATAAAAAGTTTATGACCGATGCGATGACCGCTCAAGTTGGTCCGGCATGGTCCGATTTTGTTGAGGCGGTTAATAACGGTTCAATTTTTTCTATAATCACCGCTAGAGGACATACCCCAAGTGTTTTAAAAGATACTATTCATAATTTAATTAACAAAAATAAGTATGGTTTAAATAAAAAAGAAATTGTTAAAAACCTTAGAAAATATAGAGATATAACTGATGAGGAGGATTTAACAGACGACGAACTTATAGAAACATATTTAGAAATGTGTAAATACCACCCCGTTAGTTTTGGTGAAGGTTCGGCCGCCAATCCCGAAGAACTTAAAGTAAGTGCAATGAAACAATTTATGGAGTATGTAAAAAATCTATCTCATAGACTACAAGAAAAGGCATATTTCAAAAACAAAATTTCAAACTACTTTACACCTTATATAGGGTTTTCAGATGATGATTTAAAAAATGTTCAAGCAATGAAAAAGCATTTTGATGATGAAAGTGGATTAGATATTTATCATACTGGAGGAGGAGAAAAACTAAATTTGAGTAAAATACCGGACTAGTTAATATATAATTTGAAAAATATTGGAAGTAAATAGAAAAAATTTATTTTCACAGTATTTATAATAAAAAATAAAACAAAATTAAAAAATAAAACATGGCTGATTTATTAATGAAAATGCCGATTCCCTACGAGCCAAAAAGGGAGAACCGATGGATTTTGAGGTTTCCATCATCACTTGGTATTAACGAGTGGTATGTTGAGACGACATCAAGACCTAAACTTACTATTACACCTACGGAAATTCAATTTTTAAACACATCAACCTATGTTGCTGGTAGATTTACATGGGGTGAACTTCCTGTGACTTTTCGTGATCCAATCGGACCTTCAGCCTCTCAAGCTGTTATGGAATGGATTAGATTATGTGCTGAGTCAGTGACAGGTCGTATGGGTTATGCTGCGGGTTACAAAAAGAATGTTGACCTTGAAATGTTGGACCCAACAGGAGTTGTTGTTGAAAAATGGATATTAGAAGGGACATTTTTAACTGGTTATGATGGAGGATCCCTAACATATTCAAGTGACGGTTTAGCAAAAATTTCGTGTAATATGAGAATGGACCGTTGTATATTGGTATATTAACATAATATTTTTTTCTATTTCAAAGACCTATTCACTTTACTAGTGGTAGGTCTTTTTTATTTTTATAATAAAAAGAAATATGGAAGAAGATGTATATAAAGCAGGACAAGCAGAATTTAATTTACCACACGATGTTGTCCAACTCCCATCGGGAGGAATTTTTTACAAATCAAAAAAGAAATCGGTTAAAGTTGGTTATTTAACTGCGATGGATGAAAATATTATTGCAGAAGCCGACTTTAAAAAAAGTATTCAAGAAAGTATTATTCTCCCTTTACTAAGAAACAAGTTATATGAAAGAGATCTTAGACCTGAAGAATTATTAGACGGTGATGTTGAAGCGATACTTCTTTTTTTAAGAAATACATCTTTTGGTCCTGAATATAAAATTTCTGCGATAGATCCGGCAAATGACGAAAAATTTCTCGCAACTATTCTATTAGATGAATTAAACATTAAAAAAACTAACGTTCATCCAAACGACGAAGGTCTTTTAGAAACAACACTTCCTGTGTCAGGAAAAAAAGTTAAATTAAAATTTTTGACTAGTTCTGACAAAGTAGAAATTACAAGAATACTACAATCTTATCCGTCTGAACGAACCGCACCTTCTATCACTACAAAACTATTATATCATATCGTTGAGTTGGATGGGGAAAAAGATAAATCTAAAATTTCAACCTTTGTCCAACAAATGCCAATTGGAGATTCAAAATATATCAGAAGATTTTTATTAGACAACGAACCTAGATTAGATCTATCACGAGAAGTAATCGCCCCGTCAGGAGAAAGAGTAATGGTCGACATTACTTTTGGGGTGGAGTTTTTTCGGCCTTTCCTATCAGTATAAAACTGTAATCTTAGACGAGTTTTATTATTTTTCTAGAATATTTAGAACACAATATTCTGAGTTTCTAAATATGCCAACTTACGTTAGAAAGTATTTGGTTAATAAATACGTGGAAGACAACAAAAAATAATTCTTAAAAAGGTATTTATTAAGTAAAATACTATGGACGAGGACGAATACGCAAGACTACAAGACGAAACAACCAAAGCGAATGCTGATTGGACTTCGAAACAGACCAAAATGTTTTCGGACATGGCCAATTCTACAAATACAACTTTTAATGCCTTTTCACTCAACATGAATGCTATTGCAGGTGAAATTAACAATACTTTTAGTTCTTTGATAGATGCCATGAATCCATTGGATTCAGACGCTTTTAAAGCCATGGATGAATATGGAACCAAAATACAACGAACATTTGGTTTGGCTAAAAACAGAATGGATGAATTCAAGGACACTATAGCGAATGCGGGGCCCGAACTAATCAAAATGGGGTTAACTGAGTCAGACATAACTACAAATATGACAAGTATTATGGAGGGGTTGGGAACTACGGCAAGTGTTACAGAAGATGCTATTATAGAAGTAACCGCCGCTGCAGAAGTAACTGGACAACAAGTAGGGACATTAGCAGAAAACTTTCGTGGTGTTGGTGTATCAATATATGATGTAGGTGAAGAAATGAAAAAGGTTACGGATTACGCCAGAAGCGTAGGTGTGTCAGTAAAGGGTGTTTCAGAAGGAGTTGTTTCTAATTTGGCCAAGATAAATACATTTAATTTTGAAAATGGAGTTGTAGGATTGGCTAAAATGGCTGCCACTTCGGAAAGGTTGGGAATATCAATGGACAAAGTATTTCAAACTGCCGAAGATTTACTTAGTCCTGAAAAAGCAATAGACATGTCATCGGCACTTCAAAGACTTGGTGTTACATCATCAGGATTACTTGATCCTTTAAGAGCTATGGACATGGCGCAAAACGATCCTGAAGCCCTTCAGAAAGAAATGGTTAAACTTGGACAGGAATTTACAACATTCAACGAAAAAACAGGAAAGATGGAAATTTTACCTGGTGCAAAACGAAGAATGAGAGAAGTGGCCTCTGCCGTAGGAATGACTGCTGAAGAATTTTCGAAAATGGCCTTAAAATCTGCAGATTTCGAAATGAAATTAAAACAGATCAAAATGCCTGACATTGTTGGTGGTAATCAAGAAACTAAAGAACTAATAGCGTCCATGGCACAAATGAAAGATGGTGTTGCGACTATTAAAGTAAAAGATTCGGAAACAGGAAAAATTGAAGAAAAAAAGGTAGAAGAACTTACACCAGACGATATAAAAGAATTACAAAAGGCAAACGAAGAGTCCTCAAAGAGTATTGAAGATATTGCGATGAATCAATTGGATGAAACTAAACAAATTAAAAATTTGTTAGAAAGTGGTGTAGTTGCAACAAAGTTTGCAAAAGCAACTACACCAACATTAAGTAAGTTTTATGGACAAGTATCAAGTGCGTATAAGAATATTGCAAAAAGCACTGCTGACGTGATTGGAACCACACAACAACAAAGAAAGGCTCAAGAATCAATTTACCAACCTGTTTCAGGAATAGTTCAGGGTGGATTATCGGGAGACAAAGAAATGATGGTGAAATCAACAAAAGAATTAGATGAAAATATATTCAAAACCTTAGGTGATTTTGAAACAAGATTCCAAACTTCAGTAAATGAAACTCAAATGAAAATTGTCCAAGATATACAAACCGCATATTCAAAACCTCTTAAGGTTGAAGCAAAGGCAGATTCTAACATCAATATTGGGTTGAATGTTTCTGGAGCTAACCTGACTTCTGCAGATATTGATAAAATAAAACAAGCTATGTTGAATGATCCTACGTTCGCAACTCAATTAAATAAGATATTAGCCGGTGGAACCGTTTCTGCATCAACAGGAGGAAAGAACACATAGTGATATTTTATTATAAAAAAAACTAGCCTATTATCTATTTATAAAATAAAAAATGGCTGAAAGTTTTTTGTCTTTTGGTAGTTCTGAATCATTCAGAAAACAATTGTTGGTAAGAAACTTACCGGCATATAACGTTCCTGGAAGTTACGCTTCACCGGGAAACCCAATTAATTATGAAACAAACTTAACGGTTTCAAACGTAATTGATTCCCCAAATAATTATGTCTCAACAAATCTTTTTGCAACAGAATTATATCCCCTTAATGAATATGGACCCGAAGGTGGTTTCGGAAGTCCAATAGGGTTAAATAATGTTGCTTCAACCAACAACCCTGAGGGAACTAATCAAGGACCATATTATCCAAGACAAGGAACAAACTTAGATGTTGTTAATGAATTTTTTATTGAATCTGCGTATGTCTCAAATAAATGGGGACCAAGCGGTGGGTATAAAGATTTAATTATAATCACTGACATACAAAATGCAGGAAACATCTATCAACCATATTGGGATCCGGGATATTACAATTATTCGTCTTATCCGACCTTTAACATTGTATTTCAAGATGACCCTATCGGATCAAATGGACCACTTTCATCTGATACCTTCTTAGCTCAAATAGGTGCATCA